ACCTCACGCTGTATTTGTGCGATGTCCGCACGGTTCGCCTTGACGTCAATCTCCGGCTTGCGGGCTACCTGATGAGCCGTCAGATCGTCGTGGACGGAGTACATCGCCTGATTGGTATCCCAAATACCGTAGAATGTTTCGAGGAGTGCGCGATTGCTTATGATATATGAGGATCCCAAACTTGCACCCCACAACACGCCCAGCAATTGACCGCTGGCCGCATCGACGACCGGACCGCCGGAGTGACCGCCCCATGCCGAATCGTTCAGCCGGAATTTATACGCACCCCGATCAACGGAACTGATTGCTACATGCCGAGCCGCCGGAGTGACGGTCCCGCCGGCATACGATCCGACTGCGTACACCGATTGGCCTGTGTACGGCCCGATATTTCCATCGGCGAGCGGAGTTGCTGTCGGCAGTTCGTAGAAGTGATCAGCGGAAACCCACACGACCGAGCAGTCGTATCGCCGATGCGATCGAACGAATTGACCATCGACTTTCGCCCGCTGGCCGTTTTTGAAAAACACCAACCGCACGCGGCCGGGACGGCGAACGCAATGCTTGCAGGTAGCAATCCAGATTCCGTATTCCCTGCTCGCGTGAAACACGCCGCCGCTACAACGGCTTGGCGATGTCATGCGGACCCACGGGTCTGGGGGCGAACCAAACGCAGTCATCACGCATGATGAGAACACCACGAAGAAAATCACCACGCCGATGGCCGTTACGATACAATTGGCGAAACTCCATGGCTGATGCTGTTCGTCGTTGCGAGCACCCATGATCAGTCCCCCCTACCGAAAACACCGAGAATCCATGAGAGAACAGTCGCGGCTAGTGCGATGGTCGCTGTGATCAGAGATCCGATTGCGCCCTTTACTCGCTTGCTGAAGTTTTCGAGACGATCCATGCGGACGATGATTCCGGGGTTTTCAGCGTCCTTTCCGCGTAGCAGCCGGTCAATGCCATCGAAGGATTTCTTGTTCTGATCTCTGTCTTTATCCATCTGATCTACGATCTTGTCGATGCCTTTGCACACATCCATCGACGTGTTTTTTAACACTTCAATATCGATGATATTTTTGGTAACTTTGTCGTGCAGGTCATCCGCCATATCAGGACACTGTAACTTCCTGCGTGTGGACTATGATTTGTTTTTGATGGTCGCCCCAATGCTCCCACACCGTTAACCCATCCACCGGGAGCACTTCGTAAACACTTCCGTTCCATTCTATCTTGTCGCCCCGCTTCGGTTTTTCTTTGAGCCCATTGAGAATTAGATCGGCGGAAAAGAAAATGAAATCACGCGATCGAACCGTGACGACCGCTCCCTCTTCGGTCACGACATCATCACTATGTTGCGGATGTATCGCTTGAATCGTGACCGAATTAGCGACACGGCGATAAACAATCGACTCGCTTGTTTCGGCCTTTTGCATGTCGGCGAGCGAGTCGGAGATCCATTTATCAAAAGGGCCTGCGACCATACTAACACCTGCCTTGATTAACCTAGACCGAACTTGCGTCCGGCGAGTGTCTGACAAGGACAGGGTCACCATCAGCAGCGGGGTCGGAATCGGGAAGAATGTAGCCGAAGTGCTTTCTCGCGCCAGAGGAAGCCGTCACCGTGATTTTATTGGCTGTATCGTCCCAATAAACTTTCACCCCGGGCGCAAGATCAGCATCCGCCTTACATTCATAGACGCCGCCGCCCATCGCCAACGAACCTAACCGGCTGGCTGCGATATCAACATGTGCCACGAAAGGAATTTCTCCGACGACGACGACTTGCCCGGCTGAAACAGCTGATCCCGGAATGTGATCAACCATCAGCGGGTTGCCGTGTTTGAAAGTTGTTTCCATGTTTTTCCTCTTTTATTTCTTCAAAATCAGTTATTGAAACAGTATTCAGTCAGCCTCTTTCGACCGTTACACCCCGTTGCTTTTAACAGATGCGTTCACATCTTCCATGCCTACACCAAAGTCAAGGTACGCTCGCCATTCGACACCTAGCACATTAAAGGCCGCGTCGTCACTCTCGATGACCGGGACGGCAGCACCGTTCAGGAACGCCACTCCAACGGCCGCTAACACAGCGGGGTCAGCGAACAGATACCATTGCGTGTTATCCTGGCCTGTTATCGCCTTACCGTCCTGATCGGTGATGGCCGTGTTATTCAAGTATGGAGTAACGACAGGTTGAAACTTCCCGGCGTGTGGATTCGCTGCGAACTTGCGAGTCGTCGCTGTCGTGTCCGACTGAACTTTCGTTTCGTCGAACAGTTCCTTCGCGATCACCGCATTCGTCGTTCCCACAACCAGACGATCGGGTGGCACAAGAATCGGTTTGCCGTTCGAATCAACCATCTTTCGGAATGTCTCTTCTGCGGTTCCGAGTGCCGCAATATCAAGAGCAGTCGCTGCGCCTGTGATCAAGTTTGAATTTCCCGATGCCCAGTGGCTCGACGGATTCGACAGGATCAAAACCCACACGGCTTCCTCAAGCCGAATCGCCGAATGACGTCCAAGAATGGTCGGGATTTGTGTGAACGCGCCCAAATCGTCGTTGAACTGCATTTGACGAGTGAGGCTAATCATGGCACCGAAGGTCTCAAGCTGGCTTGTGAAGCTCTCATCATCCAGACCAACGTGCTTTAACTCACCGTCCGGACCGACTTTCGTGAATGCGCCCGTCGCGTTCAATCTATACCGCGTGTGTATTTTGAAGTCGCTATGACTGCGAACAGCAGCGACTTGCGGCCACGTAGTGGCCTGTGCGGTATAAGCCGCCAGCATCGTTTTATTCGCAAGATTTGAGAGCACTCCAGACAGACTGAGAGTAGAGAAGCCGGACCCGGCCGCACGGATATCCCGCTCTGAATCGTGCGTTGCCCGGATAAACGCGTCAGATTTGCGGCTGCCACGATACGGTTTTCCGGCCGCGATATTGACGTCGTCCATCAGGGCATGCAGCGTGTAGCCGCGAAGGTCCTGTTCCATCGCCCGGTTCATCACCTCCTCGCTGACGCCCTTAGCGACGATCTCAGAGTCTAGGCCGACTGACAGGCAAAGTGCCGCACTAATTGCTTTAACGGTGAGTTCGTTATGCTGACCCCCGCCGCCGCGGCCGTCATTCTGTTTCGGAGCATTGCGGCTGTTACGGAGTGCATATAACTCCGTCTCATCGGAGTTCCAATTCTCCTGGATAGCGTGCGCTTCGAGTGACACGGTTTGCTTGTCGTCGTCTTCGCCGATCTCAATCGTGGGCGAATGGTATCGGGCGCAAATCTCGCCGATTTTATTCGTGCGGTTGATCTCGGTAGCCAGTGCTTTGCGACGCGGCGCAAAGTCGAGTTCGTCCGGTTCGTTCTTTTGCAACGCGGTTATTTTTGTACCCGCTTTCACAAGTCCCGTTTTCGTAAATATCTCGCCACCATCGTCCTGCTGAGAGTCGTCGAACTGGGCTTTCAGGAATTTCTCCTGCCCATCGTCGAGATCGTCCAGAACAAAACCGGCCGCTTCAACATATTTTTCAAAAGTTTCCATTTCGGATTCCTCTTTTTCTAAAGGTTTTGCGGACGCAGCAATTTTGACTTCGGTGTCATCATCGCCTGCGTTCGCTACAAAACTGATTTCCTTCAACACAGAGCCGCGAGCAATGATCACCGGACCTCTAAACGACTGGCCATTAACAACAACACTTTCACTACGTCGCACTAATTCCATTCGCGTCGCCCGTGCACCAATCGATGACTTCCACGGAAAACCACGATCAGACGCCTTCAAAATTCGGTCAGTGTCCGTAGACTCTCCGGAGATCGCCCCGGCAACAATTAGTTCACGCCGATTGTTCTCGATTGAGGTTGTGTGTCCAACTTCCCGGCCGCTGTCGTGGTCACGCAGAATCGCAACCTCTTGTGTCGGGATGCTGATTCCCTGCAGATCAACAATGACGGGATGCGAAAAACCTTTGATGAATAGTTTGCCGCCGCTGTAGGCGCGCATCGTGAAAGTGCGAACGCGGCCATCCGCGCCGATAGCCTCAATCTTGAATGTTTCGTCGCCAGCTTCGATGACGAAATCTCGCGGCACCATTGCGGCCGCGCTTCTGCTATTCGCCTTGCGTTGTCGCCGCTGTTGTTTCTTCTTTTTAGTTGCCATCTTCTTCGCTTTCTTCGCTTTCTTCGATTTCTTCGATTTCTTCGATTTCTTCTTCATCTTCGGTTTCGTCGTCTTCGTCATCCGGGACAGCATTTCGGATTTCAATCGCCATCTTTCGACGACGGATGCCCTGCCGTTTTAGCTGATCGTAGATTTCATCACCATCGTCGCCGTTTGCGCGGAAGATTTGTTCGTCGGATTTGAGACCGGCAGCGTGTAGAGCGATGTCCGCCTTGGCTGACTTCTCTGCATTGAGAATCGGGTGTCGATCCCACGCCCAGAGATGTGGCAGTTCATCCAGGAGACCAATCTGTGACGGCAAAAGATGTTGAATGAAAAAAGCTTCCTCGAGAAACCACATAAAGACATGTTCGAGAATCTCAAGATCGATATTAGACCGTTCAACATCAACGACCGTGTAATATCCCTGGAGGTCGATTCCACCAGAGGCGAAGGTATAGTCCTTGGCCGTGCCGATCGCTTTATGTTGAGGCATGCAAAGGCAGCGAGCCGCGTCGAGGTAGCAAACGTCCCGGAACATCTCAAGAGTGGTAGAAGGATGTTCGGCTTTCATCTGCTGGACCTTCCAGCCCATCGGAAGCTTCATAAGTAGCC